CCTACCGATGCATATCCGCGACAAGGAACGTAGGATCGCCACCCCGACGACACTTCTGGAGCAGATCGACCCAGATATCCCCAACGTCGTCACATTCGCCGAAACATACGAGGATCTGCTCTTCGAAGGCATCGCCTGGTGGAGGGTGCTCGAGAGGGGCTTTCACGGTTACCCGACCTTCGCCGAGCACATCGGTGTTGACAGGGTGTTTGTCTCAGGGACCGACCTGCCAACTCTCGGTGCTCACGCAACCACAGTCGGCCCGAGCCGTATCTACATCGATGGTTACGAGGTACGCGACGAAGACGTGATCCGGTTCGACTCACCGAACCCGGCACTCCTCCGTCATGCGGCTAGGGCTATCCGGGCCTGTCTGAATCTCGATATCACAGCATCGAACTATGCCGAGACCCCGACCCCATTGGGTGCGTTCACTCCCAAGGATGGGGCCCGACCTCGAGAGAACAAGAAAGACATCGAGGAGCTCTTGGATACATGGGAGACGGCCCGCCGGCGTCGGGTGTGGGGCTACATCGGGGGGGCTTGGGAGATCAAAGAGCTTCAGTTCAACGCCGAGCAGATCCAGCTGGCGGAACAACGGCAGCACGCCGTCCTAGAGATCGCTCGAGCCGCCGGTATCGACCCCGAAGACCTGGGGGTGAGTACCACGTCGCGGACGTATCAGAACTCAGAGCAGCGCCGGCAGGATCTACTCGATTTCACTCTTACGCCCTACTCGGCCGCTATCGAGCAGCGTCTATCGATGAGGGACGTACTCCCCCGGGGCTATGAGGCCAAAGTGAACTTCGACGGCTTCCTGCGCTCTGACACGAAGGGCCGTATGGAGGCATACGAGATCGGTAAGAAGGTCGGGGCCTACACCGACCAGGAGATCCGCGAACTGGAGGACAGGCCGAACCTCACGCCATCCCAGCGTGCGGCGATAGCACCGCCGGCCGTTCTGCCCGCTCCGACGAACAACGGAGGTGAGTCTAACGCCGTGGCACGTTGAGAAACGAGACGACGAATATTGCGTCATCAAGGATGCGGACAACACCAATGAGGGTTGTCATGACACCGAGGCGCAGGCGCAGGCACACATGCGAGCTCTCTATGCGAATGATAACGAGGCCGCAGAGGGGCTCACATTCGATGCGCCCGAAGTAGCAGCAAGTTTCCGGGTCAACCCGGATCGACGGACGATTTCGGGCCTCCTGGTGCCGTGGGGCAAGGTAGCGAAGTCTGGTTTTGCGAAGTGGCGATTCCGCCCAGGGTCGCTGCGGTGGTCGGATGCAAGCCGGATCAAGCTCAACCTGTCTCACGACCACAAAGAAGCCGTGGCGTATGCCGCCCGCATCGCGAACACACCAGCGGGGTTGGACGGCACGTTCAAGGTTGCCCGTGGACCCGAGGGAGATAGGGCGCTCTCGATGGCCGAGGACCGGGTTCTAGACGGTTTCTCGATCGAGGTGGACTTCGACGACGAGGACGGGTGGATGCCCGATCCCGAGGACGACGACGTACGCCTAGTGCAGAGCGGAAGACTGGCCGGGGTGGCTCTTACGGGCTTCCCGGCATTCGACGACGCCCGCGTGACAAGCGTGGCGGCGATGAAGAAGGGACGAGAGATGGATGAGAAGGATCTGAAGAACCCGCAGGAAGAGGGTGAGAGTATCGATTTCGAGGCACACCTCTCCGCCCTCGCTGATCGGGTTGCGAAGAATCAAGAGGAGTTCCTGAAGCAGTTCGGTGAAGGGGTCACGGAGACGCTGGATGCCAGCATCCGCACCACCCTCGAGAATATCGGTTCGCCAGAGCAGGGGCCGCAGACGGTCAGGGCGGCACGGTACTCCACGCTCAAGGAGCCATCGGTCTATACCTTCGACGGTCGGGGCGACTCGCTGGTGCGGGACGCATGGGCGGCTGCTCGAGACCACGACGAGGACGCGATCCATCGGCTCCGCAAGTTCCGCAAGCAGTCCGAGGACATGGCCGAGGTAGTGCATTCGATCCAGTTCGCACCGCAGACCACTACCACGGCTGCGGCGATCATTCCACCCGGCTACCGGCCCGACCTGTATGTGTCGGACCTGTTCCGCCAGCGTCCGCTGGTGAGCCTGGCTTCGCAGGGGACGATCAGCAATGCCACGCCGTTCACCGTGCCGAAGTTCGTTTCGGTGACGACGGGCTCTGCGACTCACGTTGAAGGTACAAACCCCTCCGATGGTTCGCTGGCATTCACACCTCAGGTTGTGACACCGCAGGCGGTCTCAGGGCGCATCGTGCTTACCCGTGAGATCGTGGACTCCTCGAATCCGGCTATCGATCAGATCGCATTCGCCGAGATGCGGGAGTCCTACGAACGGCAGACCGAGACAATCGTCTACACGCTCCTGAATGGCACGAGCGGTGCCGGCGGCACGATTACCGCCGGGTTCGTTCCCTCGGGTGCCCAGGCGGTTACCACGGCTGGTGGTACGGACAACCAGACGTTGGTCAAGGCGATCCGCAAGGCCGTTGCGGACTACTGGTTTGCACGGTTCGCTCCTCCGACCGGAGTTGCTATGGGCCAGGGTGCGACCGCTCGACTGGCTCAGGCGGTGGACACGACCCAGCGTCCGCTGTTCCCCTGGGCGGGCGGCCAGAATGCATTCGGCGTGGCTAACCCGCCAGCGGCGGGCTATCAGGTCGATTCACTCAACTTCCAGCCAGCCTGGGCGATGACCGGAGTGGCGGCTGGTGACTCGCAGATCCTGATGGTCCGGTCTTCGGATCTGTGGGTCTGGGAGTCGCCGCTGCTGACCTTCCGGTTCGAAGAGAAGCAGGGGCCGGCCAACATCGAGCTCAACATCTTCGCCTACTTCGGTACGGCGTTGATCCGCCCGGTGGGTCTGTCCGGTATCCGCATCACATAACCAAGCTTCCGGGGACCGCTGGACACGGGGGGGCCGCAAGGCCCCCTCCCCGGAACACTAAGAAGGAGGAGACATGGCAGCGATCACAGTTGTAGCGAAGGGTGCCGCGATGACCATGGCGGCAGCCTCAGGTGGTGGAGATACCGTCGCGGCGACCGGCACGAATGCCGGTGGATGGCAGTCTCCGGGTACTCCGGTGCTTGTCGCCACCGTGGGCGCCAACTCCACAACGATCACGATCGATGGGGTCGCGCAGCCTGCGTTCATCTCGGGGACCGCGGTGTATCCACTGCCCTCGGGCGTCTATCCGCGCACGTTCAACATCACCTATAACCAGGTGGTCGGCCTGACCGTCGGCGCGGCGGTGCTCTGATGGCCGAGGGGGGGATCCAAGAGACCGACGATGGCTACTACGTCCGAAGCGGTGATGTCCTGGAGTGGAAGTGGAAGAAGGGCGAGCCCAAGGCCGAGCCTAAGAAGGTCACGACCAAAACCGCTGAGCTACTGACGAAGAAGGCCGCTAAGAAGTGAGCGACCCATTCGCTACCGCGGGGGAGCTCTCTCAACTCATCGGGAATACCGAGCCTACTGACCTGGCCCGGATGCAGTTCTTCCTCAACCTAGCCTCGGCCATGATCCGGGGCTATACGGAGCAGGAGCTCTCCACGGTCACGGGTGATGTAGTGGTGTTCGAGCCAACGTGGTCTCAGACCCTCTACCTACCCGAGCGCCCGGTGACGGCGGTGACGGCGTTGACGGTCAAGGCCGTCTCAGACACGAACTGGCGACTGGTCGATGAGCGCAAACTGATCCGGGGCTCGGACCCCAATGTCCTCACGTCCGCGGACTGGTCTTACGGTGCCACCGTGACCTACAGCCACGGATATGATGAGGCGACCGAAGCCTATAAACGACTCAAGACGATCTGCCTAGAGGCAGCCTCACGGGCCTACACACTGAATGAACGTAGTGCCTCTGAGGCGATTGGTTCCACATTGATGGAATCGGCCGGCTACGCACCCGAGGTGTTCCTAACGATGGGGGAGAAAATGGAGCTCGACCAATTCCGTCTGGTGGCTGTCGGATGACTGCTCGACTACTCGGCCTCGCTAAGACCAAAGCAGCACTCGCTAAGGCTTCAGCCCAGGCTGAGATCGCAGCAGGCCCGGCAACGGCTGCCGGTGGGGAGATCGTCCGGCGCCAGATGGTCGCTCGAGCTCCACGAGACACCGGACGGCTCATCTCGCTCATCACTACCGATGAGAGTGCATTAGGCCAGGGAGCCACCACCAAGGTGGGCTCCGATGCCCCCTACGACCGCTTCGTACAGCGAGGAACGGTCTATATGCGGGCCCAACCATACGGAGAAGAGGCGGCGGCAGCGTCGGTGCCAGGCATCATCGCTGCGATGTCGTCCATCTTCAAAGCGGCAGTAGAGGGATAGAGGAGGAAGCATGGCTGCATACACTGTGCAAACTGTCACGGAGGCCGGGGTAGTCCCGACCTACACCGCGGTGAGTGCGAACGACACATTCACGCCGGCAACGGCCGACCTGGACAAGCCGCATATCTTGCATGTCAAGAATGCGGGGGGCTCCCCGGATACGGTTGTGGTAGACGATGCCACCAGCTTGACGAACGCTCCGGGGGGCACCTCGTACAACCCGGATGTAACCGTCACGGTGACGAACGCTACGGAGCGATTCATCCGGCTCACCCCAGTACGCAGGTATCTCCAGTCCAACGGCACGGTCGCGGTGACGAACTCGTTCACCACCTCGGTTACCGCCGCCGTATTCGTCGCTTAGGGAAGGAGGGTAGATGACCAAGCAAGCTGGTTTCCAGGGATTCCTGAAGCAGAACGCGGCGACAGGCGTGGCGACGGGTACGTATAACACCGTCTCTCAGATCGGCACGGTGACTGCGGTTGGCTCAAGCCGGGCTTTGATTGATGTCTCGGCTCACGGTGATGCATGGTCGGACTTCCTGCCCGGACGGCAGGAAGGGTCAGAGGTCACGCTGACCGTCATGTGGGATCCGACGATCACTACGCACACGAACATGAAAGCCGACTACGACTCAGTAGCCGTCGCTATCCGGTATTACGAACTCCAGCACCCGAACTGGGCTTCGGCATATCGATTCCCGGCAGTGACCTCTCAATGGGAGGTCGAGGCAACGGATGATGGAGCGATGGAGGCACACATCACGCTGAAGATCATCACACCTGGCGTGACCACTGTTACACCGAGCTAGGAGGTTGAATGTCGCTAACCAGGGAGCAGATCCTCGCCGCCCGACACCGGGAAGACCGCAAGCCGGTCAAGGTCGAGGTGCCAGAGTGGGGCGGGGATGTATACCTCCGCGTGATGACAGTGGCGGATCAGGTCGCCCTCTCGGAAGACGTGAAACCGGCAGAAATGCCGGTGCAGGTACTTCTGCATTGTCTCGTCGATGAGAACGGCACCCGCCTATTCGAGGACGCCGACGCTGAGGCACTAGCCGAGGAAGACTTCCCCCTGGTGCTCAGGCTATTCGGTGAAGCGGCGAAGCTCAACGGACTGACTTCCAAGGAACTCGAGGCGGCGATGGCGGGTTTCGAGCAAGCCCGAGACGAACAGCTCTCTACCGACTCGCTCTCGCTCTCGGGCGGCCCGTCGCAGAACTCGAAGATGT